CTGTCCCTGAAGTATGGGGGTGGCAAACCGACAGGTGGACTCCTGTGGTCGCTGAAGCTTTAGAGGACTATGGGATACCAGATCAGTTAGACACCTTCATGAGGGTACTCCATTGCGAATCGCGTGGCGACCCATACGCCCACAACACGGACGTGTACTCCAACCCTGCGGATCAAGCGTCAGGTTTGATGCAGCACATGCCTCGTTATTGGGATGATCGGGCCGCTGCCATAGGCATGGCAGGCTATTCACCCTTTGACCCTATAGCTAATATCTATGCGTCAGCGTGGCTATTAACTGCAAGGGGTGGGGGCTGGCAGCATTGGAGTTGTTATGGACTTTGATACAGGAGATTTTAATAAAGGTCGTAGGCGTAAGCCTTCGTATGTGAAGCCAAAGTGGTGGAACAAATGTTTAGATTGTCGCGCAATCTTTTCAGATCGCGTGACAGAAAGGTATGACACTTGCCCATTTTGTGGCGGTGCTAGTTGGAGTGAAGATAATGACAGATAGAAAGATTGAAGTTGACTTTGAGAAGCTGAGGCTTCTCTTGGACAGGACATCAGACGTGTTCCTAGCTTTAGACAGCATGGGGAAAGCTTACGATGATTTTGTCAGGAGTACTTTCGTAGTTGAAAGCATACCTCAAGGCAACGTAATAGATCTCAGCCAGAAAAGGCTAGAGAAAAACCCTAATGAAATATACAACAACAAAGGAGACACATGATGGAATACATAGCAATAGCTAACGAGGTAGAGGAGTTCTTTGAAAGCGTAGAGGACGAAGATATACTCGGCGCTTGCAAACTCAAAGAGGAAAACATGCCTCCTGAATTTCGCATGAAACAACTAGACATATGGCAGAAGAAACTTGAACGCTGGGAAAGAATTATTTCTTACCACAAGCGTCAATCTTTATATTCATATGCCAGCGCTCACGGTCATGGGTCAGGGGCGGAAGCAGGACGCATACTTGAAGTGTCCAGGCAAAGAGCCCACGACATGTTCAAGGAAGCAGAAGCTGAACGTCTAGCACAATTTAGCCCAGAGTACTATTGCAAAAATGTTTAACAACGGAAAGGCCAACTGCGTCGGTAGAACAAAGCTCTTTTTTAACGAACGAAACCGAAGGGCAAAGGCAGAAGCCAAAACAATATGCAGGCAATGTGAGGTTCGCGAAGAATGCAGAGATTATGCGATAGACAACCATATATTCTATGGGGTATGGGGAGGTCTAGACTCTAGAGAAATCGAAGCGGAACGTAGGATAAGGGGGACTGTCCTACCCCCACATTATGGTTACGCTAGGGCTAGAAGGACAAATTGTGAAAAAAACTAATTTCGAGGTTGTTAGACATTTGTCTATCAGATACCTTATACTGGGGGGTAAGGGGGGCCGCCTCAAAGCGGCCTACCCTTACCCCCCAAGGGACAAGTTGGGGTTGGGTGTTAACTCTCCCTTGCACCCAGCCCCAATGTTAAAGGAGAGAGCATGGAACAGATAAAGCTACGGCAAAGCTGGATAAATAATTTCTTACGATGCCCTGAGCAAGCTAGGCAAGAACGATTGGGCCTTGTGCAGCAGAAAGAAACAACTGACCTGTTGCGTGGCAACGCAGTTCACGCTGCTATAGAGCATGCAGGGTTGTTGCGTATGGGGGGGCAAGAGGAAGTAGATTACGATGAACTGATAGATGTTTCGGATACATTTATCGCTGACAACAGCACTGCTGTAGACGTATGGAGGGACACTTACGAATCGGTAGTTGATGTCTGTCGTGCCAATGTTACGACTTGGTACAACGAGCTGAACCCTATCTTGGACCCTGTAGGGGTAGAACAGACTTTTTCAAAGTCGATGGGTGTCAGGCATGGGGTTCAGCTCATTCTTACTGGAACCGCTGACTGGACGGATAGAAGCGGCGTGTTATGGGATTGGAAAAACCCTTCACGGCATTACCCAGCTTGGGAGAAGAAACGTTGGGATATACAAAGTCACGCGTATACTTGGGCTTTAGAGAAAGAACAATTTAATCTTGCTGTGTTCGCTAAAGGCGACTTGCAAGTAATAGAGATACATAGAACGGAAGCTCAGAAAGAAGCTTTCATAGAACTTTGCTGGTCCATAGTGCCGACACTATTGACCATTGGCGAGGCCACAACATGGCCTCAACGGTGGGAAGGGTGGCATTGCTCACCTAAATGGTGTCCAGTATGGCAGGCAGGTAAATGCCGAGGGGAACACCTCGGAGAAGAACCCTGGTAAAGGGAGAAAAGAGATAAAGATGACAGAGACATCTAAGATAACTGTTCAGTTCACCCAAAAGGTGAGTGAGCAGAGTTATGAGACAGCGGATTATTCCCTCATGATTGAGCGAGTAGTTCCTGTGTCAATGGGTGATGAAGGTATCACCGCTGAAGCAGCTTCACTTTTTGAATTAGCTAAGAGTGAAGTCTTAAAGCAGGCAGGTCAAGAATTTGACATAAGCGATACTGGGGTTGTGATGCGGAAACTCAAAAGTTCTGTTTCCCAATCTGGAAGTAGTGCGCCAAGCGCCCCTGCGAAAGCACCCACCAATAGTAGCCAAAGCGGTCCAACCGCCACGTCAGTAGCTGCCCCACCACAGAAACCATCTGGTGGAAAGATCAGTGGCAGGGTTTACAAGCGTCTACCTACATGTGTTGGTAAGAACGCTGAGATGAACCAAGCAGCCTTTAATATACTGGCCTTTCAACCCAACAAATGGGATGATAACGGCAACCTGATAACGGTTTACGAAGTTAAAGAAAGAGCAGACGGTTCAACCGATGTAGCGAAAAGCGGAAACAACTTCCCGAATTTCTCCGTATCGCCTGAAGCTCTTTCAATAGCAGGCTTTGAAATCTCAAAGAACCACGGCATCTGGATACGAGAAGGGGACAGCAACGTTCCTTTGACCGTATGGGATGTAGTTGGGGGACAGACAGAGGAAGATGCAATAGAGTGGGACTGGTTAGCTCGTCGAGCAGAGCTACAACAGTTCGCTTATAAGCCTCGGTCATAATGGGGGAGAGCGTCAAAGCTCTCACCGAAGAGGAGATCGAGGCCAGACTCACTGGCCTCGATCTCCCAGAAGAGGGAGAGCAATACAAGTTCTTCAGACCCACATCTGAAGCAGTGGATAAATGGGTGAGCTACGCTCAAGCTTCCCACGACTGCTTCCACATGGGGCTGCAAGCAATAGATGAAAAGATGAGGGGCGTGTGGCCAAGCGACGTTCTAGTCGTGACTGGCAGAGCGCACTCAGGCAAAAGCGCCGTCTTGTTGTCTAGCATCGCTCGCAACCTGCGCGAAGACCCAGACTTCTATGGGGTGATATACACTCCAGACGAACCAGAGATCCTAGTGGTGTCAAAGCTATACGCTTTGCTTTACCGCAGAAACCTCGCACAGGTAGAAGAAGCGCTACGTACAGAAGACAGAGACGTGATCTCAGAGATCAAAGAAGCTCGCGATGGTTTCCTTGACAGGGTAAAGATCTTCCCCACGGCGTTAAGCTTCGATGACATGAGCGAAGCTATGCGAGAATGCGAAGACTACTGGCAACACAAGCCACGTTTCGTCATGGTCGATTTCCTGGAACAATTACCTAAAGCATCAGGGTACGAAGGCGTATCTAACGTGCTTAAAGGCATGAAGGAATGGGCCGAAGCAGAGAACCTACCTGTCGGGTTGATACACCAGTCAGGCAAGCAATCTCACAGGGGATCTAGCCGCGGCATGGACGATGGTAAATTCAACGCTGACGAATATGCTATACTACAACTAAACGTATTTAGGAAGAGGGATAACCCAAAGCTATCAGACGAGGAACGAAGGATACACAGCGTGAGCGTTTCACTTGACTTATGTAAGAACAAGAGGCCACCGTGTAAGATAACTTCGCCCCCAATAGATTACTTTATGGACCCTGACTGCGGATTCGTTAGAGAATACTTTGAGTCAGACATTCCAGAGGATGACCGATGGCTAGAGTAGGAACAATGTTTGACCCCTTTGAGGAAGGTCACCTTTGTGAAGATAACCCTTTTCAATACTACGAAAACACTAGCGAATTTGAAGAACAGGGAATGCAACTAGCTGTGCATTACCAATGTGGAATATGTGGCACACAACTTCAGGTTGGTCATCATGGCTAGAGTAAAACAACTATTAGAAGACTTCGCTACCCTCCACGAAGGAGGCGCAGTCGCATCAGTCAAAGACAAAGTACACCCCCTAAGCAAAAATGTCACACCAGAAGACTACCTTGAATACGTAGCCGAGCATCTAGACGGAGACGTGCCTATAGGCGTGTACCCATTATGGCAACGCAACAACGTATGGATGGTCAACTGGGCAGCAGTAGACCTAGACGAAGGAGACATCAGCGACATACACGCTGACAACCTAGTATCCCTTCTTTCTAAAATGAACATAACTTCATGGAAAGAACCATCAAGGAGCAAAGGCTACCACGTCTGGGTATACCTCAAAGAACCCTTATCAGCCAACGTTGCACGCAACGGCATGATAGGAGCATGCAGAACAGTAGACGTACCCATCAGAGAAGTCTACCCAAAGCAAACAAGCCTAGAGAAAGGCAAGATAGGTAACTGTCTAAGATTACCATACCCTAAAGCACGCACCAAAGGTAAACAAGTCGTAGAAGGCTACAACTTGAAAGAATTTGTTGAAGCAGCTATGGAATCTCGCACCTCTGTCGCTGTCTATCGTAAATTACTTGGGCTACACAGGGCAACAGAGCCAGCCCCACTAGTTATCAAAGACAAAGGAACAAAGGTAGATGGAGAGTTCCAAGGGGTCGCTAAAGAGATATGGGATGACCCAACGAATAAACGTGGTACTCCAGTAACTGACCGATCTGCCACTTTATTGGCTTTTGCTGGTAGCTTAATCTGGCAAGAGTTCTCAATTCAAGCTACCATCGATTGGGTGAGAAGATTAGATGACAGGGTAGGCAAATATGCAGATCGATCAGATCGCGAGCTACGCATAAGAGAACTAGTTGACCTAGCAGCTTCAAGGGTGCAAGTCCGTGACTAAATCATACAGATTCTCAATACCTGTACGGCCTAAAAGCAAAGGAAGGCCCAGAGTCACAAATAAAAACGGAAACATGTGGGCGTACACGCCCAAAGCAACAAGAGATTACGAACAAATAGTTCGCGATTACTACAAAGGGCCCAGGTTTGAAGGGCCAGTATCAATGACAATTACCCTTTCAAAAGAAAGAGCTGTTGTAACAATCACAGAAATAGACTGTGAAACTTCTCCTCTCAGGGGCGACATATCTAATTATGTCAAGGGCATAGAGGATGCGTTAAACGGTATCGCTTATGATGATGACCGTCAAATACACCGCCTAGTAGGAAAGAAAAAATGACAGACAAACCATTCCACCAAGGAACATACGCAGAGCGTTTTGTCTCTATGGGAGATGAAGCAGAATCACAATTCGAGGCCCACAACATACAGTGGGCTCGTTTCGGTTTTAACAGGCCAGAAGGAATGACCAAATTCCATTACCTTCCCCACGTTATACGCTACACTCCAGATTACGTACAAGCAGACCCAACGCGGCTAGTGGAAGTAATGGGCATGGGTAGAACACCTTTGAAAATAAAGATGGAAAAAATTGCAGCCATGCAATGGTGGGATGGATTGGAAGCTCCTTTGTACCTGTGGGTCTGGTCGTCTACCAGACAAAATTATGCTGAAGTTAAATTTAGGGAGTTAATGAACATCATTAATAAGAACGATGTTCCGCTAGGCAACTTTCAAGAAGGCAAAAAATACTTCTCGATAAGTTCCAAGCTCCTCCCTTGGAATGACGAGTGAGCGAAGTGAGGGAGAAGAACTATTTGAACGCCTTAAACTACTCAAGTTTCCTTCTTTAGCGCCTGTACGCCTTAAACCTAATTCATCTGGCGTAACCACAGGTGACACTACACGTTCTTTAGCTGGCCAATTTGAAACAGAGCTAGAAGCCTTGTTAACTTCCAAACCATACGAAGAACCTATGGAATCAACAGAAGGCCTTCACATAATACAAGAAGAACTAGCGTTAGCTATCGTCGAAGCTTTCAACAAACTAACTGAAGAAGAACAATGGATATACCACATGCTTGTAGATGTCGGCCTGTCTATGCGCTTTGTGGCTTACGTATTAGATGTCCCTAAAACAACTTTTGCTAGAAGAAGAGATGAACTAGCAGATAAAATAAGGAAACTTCTGCTGGAGCATGACGTGGTTAGAAAAAAATTAGGTTTCTAAAAAAATGCATTCGACTGGGCATAGATCCTGGTCAATCCAAACTTTCATCCCCATCTGAGTAGTCCCTCGTCTGTATACAATCTTCCAAGAAAAAAGAGAAACCTTCTAACCAGTTCATCAACGAAGTTAAAGCCACAAGGTTGCCTGTTGTGGCTTCTTTCCATGAACGCACAATGCCTTTAGCTTCTGTACCTTCAAAAACTATAAGGACACCCAGACTGTCATTAAGCCACTGGCCATGTGTCCCATCATCCATGTCTAGCTTGCCGATATTGTCTTTGATAATGTCGGCAATTTCTGTTTCTAAATCTAAACCTTCAATAGCCATAAAGTCAGCCCAACGGTCTTCAAATTCATCTGATGGACCGCTGTAGTATTCCTCATATGGCATGAGGGGCTACGATTTAAGTCGTTCTTGAGCTAACGTTTTGAGGGCAGATAATAAGGCAGCTCCACCTGCGGTGGCTGCTGCTGTCAAAGTTGAAAGATCAGTTATAACAAATATGGCGAGAAAAGATTGAGCCGCTGTCCAAAGCGTTCTTTCAAGCCAGTTGGCTAAGCTGAATTTAGCTAATTCTGTCATTAGTATTTAGGCTTTCTTGGTTTGCGCTTCTTAGGCATGTTGCCTCACTTTCCAAATGGTCGCCCATTAGAATGAGCGTTACCTAGATTGGTTGAACGTAGATACGAAGCATCTTTTTTAGCTTTCGTAGCCATGTCAGCCATGTTTTCTGAAGATGAAGAATCGTATGGTTGCTCATTTTGAGAACCAAACGTGTCTTCAAAGTTTCCGTAACCTTCACCTTTTGGCATAATCGCCTCCTATTAATAGAATACTTGTCCCATTTGGTTCCATGTGGAACCAAACGCTACGAGAACAGAACTTTCCAAGTATTGCGGCCAATAACCCCATCGACAGACAACACGTCTTTATATTTACGTTGGAAATTCAATACCGCTGTGCGTGTACGCCCTCCGAACACGCCATCTACAGGTCCAGGGTCTATCCCTATTGCCTTCAGACGCTCCTGAGCGACCCTTACAGCCTCTCCACGGCTTCTACGCCTCCTAGATAGCGGTTTCCTTGCCACAATCGCCCCAAGGCGCTCTATTTGGGCTGTGATGCCATCCCATTCCTTAGGTTCAGGCATACGAGTAATCCCCATACCGCCCTGCAACCAATTATACAACCAAGTACCTGGACAAGATGTAGACGCAAGATCACGATGACCCTTAACCCACAATTTCTGACCGTAACGCTCCTGAATATCGCCAATAAGCCAACGAATAGACTCCAACGCCTTCTCAGGAACAGGCTTATCGCCATCCCCTGTATAACAAATAGATTCAGTCCTACTATTATAAGGCCGTGTCGCAGCCGATATAACACCAGCACCTCTCCCCTCATACAAGACTCCCTCTTCATCAACTAGCCAGTTGTACGCGATAGCGTTCCAACCATTAGCGTCCATATGGTGACGCTCAAACGCTTTCACAGCGGCAACACCCTTCGGGCCATTCTTCACACCAGAATGATGCAAAGCAATACCTTGCACACGTTTTTTATTTAACCAACTAAAAGGTTTCTTCGGCCCCCTAGAACCCCAACCTTTCCTACTAATGATAGTTTTACTCATATAATCCTCCACTCCCTATCGACGTTATCTCTCCACGTTTCAGCGTATTCCCTTGCCCTTCTAGCATACTCGGATTTCCTCATCCTCGAAGTATTTACACGTATACCTGCACCAAAGACAGTGTTAATCCACGTAGTCATCAAAGCATCCTGCCGCTTCTCCTCATTCGGAGCCATACGCCTAATCCTTCCAAGCAAAGGCATCCACTGGTCAAACTTATATATATTCTTGTCTGTCATAGTAAGCCTCCCATTCTTAGCCACCTCAGCTTGACCAGTAAAAATCAAAGCTTCTCGTATGCCAGGAATATGCGCCCATTTAGGAGCCTGCTGATACCTACCAGTAAAAGGTATACCACCAAAAACTTGCTTACCCATCATCAACTCTATAGGCAATTTAATAGGAGGAAGAGCAGACTCTACACCGACACGACCCACATTCTTACCTACCTGAATAATATCAAAAGGACTATCCATATTCCTAGTGGCCCTATTCAAATCGCGGAAAGGAAGATCAGGCATCATATACACCCTGTCTCCACCAACCTCAAATGGAAGCCTCATACCCATGTTCTCACCAAACCAATGCGGAACCAAACCTTCCTGATCTGAATGCAACTCAAGTTCGCCCTTAACCTGCTGTAACCTCCCCCAAGCTTTAGGGTTCCTTCCAATAGATTCAACAAGTAAAGGCAAAATGCTCTTCTGCCACGTCCAGAAAGGAATAACTTTCTTAATGGCCCTTTCACCTTTCGTTAAATCAGCGTAATCAAAATGGTATTTCGTTACAGATTCCCAAGCATCATCTATCGATTGGCCATTCATCATATTATTATGGGCCAAAGCGCCACGAAGCATAAATTCAGAATCAGAGTTTCTAGCACGAACCCAGTTCATAGGTTTGAAATCAGCTTTCCAGAACTTCCAAGTACCTTGACCAAACGCCCCACCAGCAGAATCCATACGCCAAGGAGTTTTTACTTGCTGCCTAGCAGCAGCCAAAGGATCAACTAATAAACCAATTTCAGCAGTTACCTGACCTTGCCCAGCGATACCAGTCTCAAACCAAGACCTAAACGTTTTAAGCTCATCGATAGACACAACAGGGCTGCCACCCAAACGCCTTATCGGACCTTTAAGCCTTACAGGAACATTGGCTTCAATAAGTTTATTCAACCCATCTAAAGGATTTCTTAGATCACTGTTATTGACAGCTATCTTTCGTATTTCACGCACACGCGCATGCGTGTGCATAGGCACGCCATTCATCTGGTTATTAATCCACATGCCGCCCATTTGGTTTCTCATAAAGAAACCAGGGCTAGTGACAGCTTGCGCTTTCCACCAAGTTAAAAATGAATTGTAGCCTTTCATGAAATCGCTTACAGCTTCAGGGTCAGTCATCTTACCTAAAGCAGCCATAGCGTCAGCAATAAGTTGAGCGTCGCCTTCAGAGAAATTACCAACTAGCCCACGATTAGAAAAAGCTTGTCTAGCTTTATTAGCTCCTTCGTAGTTCAAGGAACCCATGTCAGTTTTAACAAGCACATAGTCGTTGAGAGCGCCACCATAAGCATCTGCTAGCATGTTTTGACCGCGAACCTGCTTAATAACTTCGATAGCTTCTTGTTGAGAAGCCACTACATAATTAGTAAGGCCTTCGCCATCAGGTTGAACCTTGTTAGCTAAATACTTTAACTTTTGAGGTAGCTTAGCTTGGTCCCCAAGCTCTAAAGCTGTTTTGATTTCTATATTTACAGCTTCTATTAAAGCTTCTTTACGTTGAGTAGCGCCTTTTATTAAAGCGTTATATTCCTCAACAACGATTTCTTTGTTCGCTAATCTTTGCTGAGCTCTAGCTAACTTAGCATTCCAATCTGCAACAATCGCATCCATAGCAGCCACATTAGAAGCATTAACCTCAGTCAAACGACTAGCCTCAGCAGTTAAACGGTCATACAACTTTTGAGATTCAGGGTCAAGGTTCTCAATCCCAGAACTACGACGCATAAGTTCGTCTATCTGCTCTATCTGATTACGTATTTCAGTAATGCCAGAAACCTCATTTATATGGGTCACACCTCCCTCTACAGAATTAATAGCTCGTATAGAAGCAGAATAGAGGCGGCTTTCTCCAAGTTGAGAAGCCAACTTCTTTACTTCAGTTACTTTATTTAACCAATCCTCAATCTTAGCTATATCACTTCTTATATCTGCTTGCTTAATAGGATCTGTAGCGTTCTTAGCGGCAGTCTTCATACGACCTATAAGATTACGCAACTCTCGCTCAACAGGAGTTCTAAACGTCCTTTGAGTTAACTTACGACCATTTCGAGTAATCTTATACGCAGTATCACGAACAACTTCATCAGCTAAATCCTTATACGATTGTGCAAACAACACGGTCACATCATTTTCCATAATGTTATCCATATAGTTCAAATTCAATTCACGAACAGCGGAACTACCTTGCTCCAAAGCATCATCAAGGTCATCTAACATTTTCTTAAACTCTATTTTGGTTAGATCACCAGCGTCTAAACTCATTAACGTGTCGTTAATTGCTATACGCATCTGAGTTAAACTGTTAATAGTTTCAGCCAAATCATTTGTAACGTTTACAGCCTGTTCCGCATTTTCTAAATGCTTAACTCTATCAATCACAGAATTATTAAATATCCTTTGACCAGGGCTAGGGTTATTCGTAGCAGGACGCAACAACTCAAACACGTCACGCCTCAT